GGAAGTGCATATGAAACAGGTGGAGCAAGACCTGCGTTCAGATAAGAATTAGTCAGCTACCCAGTAATATATGGCCCTGACATCCGAAGCAGCTACCCACAGCCAGTGGCACTGCAATAAATGAGGTAAATACAATGGCAAAACAAGTAAAAGGTGCAAGAGCATTTAAACCCAATGACTCCTTTGGAGTAATAAACAATCCAAATCTTTATAAAAACAAATACCGAGAGGAAGTTGATAAAGATGACGATGAAGAAGTAGAAGCAAAAGCAGAAGACGTTGGCACTCAACAAGAAGCTACCCAACAAGAAGGTTTTGTGGAAACTAAGCAGGAAGAGAGTCCTGAACACGACTACAAGAAACGTTATGATGATTTAAAAAAACATTATGACAATAAACTTCAAGAATGGAAAAGTGAGAAAGAAGCTTTAAAGACAACTGCAGAACAGATGGATTTAGACCCTTCAATCAAACTTCCCAAAAGTCCAGATGAACTAGAAGAGTTCAAAGGCAAGTATCCAGACGTGTATGCAGTAGTGCAAACCGTAGCGGCAATGCAAGCTCAAGAACAATCTGAAGGTTTAAAAAAGGAACTTGAAACTATAAAAGGTCGTGAGAAGGAGATGGAAGTTCAAAGTGCATACAAAGTATTACTTGCCGCACATCCTGATTTTAATGATATCAGGAATAACGAAAAGTTTCTTTTGTGGCTTGATGAACAGCCAACCTCAATTTCTGAGGGTATAACTAAGAATAATACTGATAGCAAATGGGCAATCAGGGTTCTTGATCTTTACAAAGCCGATAGTGGCTTAAAAACGAAATCTAATAAATCTAATGCGTCTGCGGCTGAAGCAGTCCGAACACCAAGTTCTAGAGAAGTTCCGACTGATAGAAACGCAAACAAGAAGATTTGGAAGATGCAAGACATCGCCAGACTGAAATCGTGGGAATTTGAGAAATTTGAAAAAGAAATTGATCAAGCACGAGCAGAAGGGCGAATAACTCAATAACTAACCTCAAATAGAGGAAGGATAAGAAAATGGCTTTTGATACAGCTGCAGGGTATGCTAACTTACCGTCAGGTAACTTTGCTCCCTCAATTTTTAGTCAAAAAGTTCTTAAGTTCTTCCGTAGAGCTTCGGTTGCAGAAGATATTACGAATACCGACTATACTGGCGAAATTGAAAACTTTGGCGACACTGTTAACATCATAAAAGAACCAACACTTACTGTGTCAGCGTACACAAGAGGTTCTGTTGTTAACCCTCAAGACTTGGCAGACGATCAGGTAACAATGACCGTTGACCAAGCAAATGCTTTTGCATTTAAAATCGATGACATCGAAGAAAGACATTCACATGTCAACTTTGAAGCGTTAGCAACTTCTTCAGGTGCTTTTGCTCTAAAGAGAAAATTCGATGCCAACATACTACAGGCTATGTCAGACGGTGCAGGTATTGCAGGTGCTGACGATGCAAGTTTATCAGGTGGATTAACAACTACTAATTCAGCTTTAGGTACAGCGTCTGCTCCAATTAACGTGGAAGCTGATGATGCAGGTATCAACCTCATGCTATTAATGGCTAGAGTGCTTGATGACCAGTCTATACCAGAAGAGAATAGATGGTTTGTTGCTCCTCCAATCTTCTACGAGAAGATGTTTCAGGCAGGTAACAAGATGGCAGAAGTACAGGTAACTGGCGATGCGTCTTCAAACCTAAGAAACGGACTTGCAACTCCGGGTACACTTGCAGGATTTAGATGCTACAAGTCTACTGCGTTAAATAGTACAGCAGGTACTGACCAAGTAACATTATCAGGTGTCGCTACAGACGCTTCTGAGAACGTTATCATGGCAGGACATATCTCCAGTACTTCTACAGCGTCTCACATCGCAAAGACTGAAGTGGTACGTTCAACTGAATCATTCTCTGATGTCGTTAGAGGACTACACGTTTTTGGTCGAAAAGTTTTAAGACCAGAATCAATAGTTCGTGGCGTCATAGATTTTGCGTAAGGGGGATTAATTAATGACTGATTATAATCATACCATCGCAGGTGGTGGAACTGTAGGACATCCGGGCAATGTGCCGAGACCTTACATGGTTCAATCAAGAATCTTTGATGCAGCCGACCAAAATCTTTCTGCAAATGACGTTGTAAAGATGATAGATGTGCCAGATAACACAATTGTTATCGGTGGATGTATCGACGTTCTTGAAGCAGGTGGATCAGGCTTAACTTACGATGTTGGTTTAAGTACTGACATCGATGCGTTTGCTGACGGAGTAGATGGCAATGCTGATGCTATATACCAGTTTAATTTAAAAGCTGCAGGTATCAACACAGTTATCGCTGCCGACGCAATCCAAGTTAAAGCATTGGGTGCAGGCGTTACTGCAGGTCGTTTCAGAGTCATAGCAATTATGTGTGACATTGGAACAGGTCCAAAGCAGACTGCTAGTGTAACAACTGGTACGTAACAATTAAAATCGAGGGGGCAGGGCAACTTGCCCTCTTGACAACTATGAGGTAACAATGTCTGAAAAAGGTACAATGAAAGGTCACACCATAAAAGGTGGTCATAAACGCAAAACCAAAGATGGTGCAGGTATGACTAAAAAAGGTGTAGCTAAGTATCGTAAGGACAACCCCGGATCAAAATTAAAGACGGCAGTAACGGGTAAGGTGAAACCCGGAAGTAAAGCTGCCAAACGTAGAAAGTCCTATTGTGCAAGAAGTGCAGGGCAAATGAAAAAGTTTCCTAAAGCGGCAAAAGACCCTAACAGTCGTTTAAGGCAGGCTAGGAAGAGATGGAAATGTTAGCACAAATTAATTTTCAAATATTTAAAATACTAAATAAGATAAGCAACAGTTTTTATAGACGATATGTAAGAATGTTACATAAGTCTCAAGGGAGAATCTAATGGAAAATATGGTATTAGATGCTTGGAATGATTTATCGTACCTAGAGGGTGCGTTGTTTACTATGTGGTTATTTATCTTGTACTACGGTAAAGTATGGATTGACAGTAGATTTACTAAAAAGGGATGCACATGCTCACAGCGTTAATAGGTCCTATAGCTAATCTTGCAGGTTCTTGGATGAATAGCAAGGTAGAAAAAGTAAAAGCTGATGGTCAAGCTAAAGTAGCACAAGCCAGAGCTAAAGCAGTCGTTGCAGAGAAGGTAGCAACAGGTGAAGTCGCATGGGAGAAGTCTATGGCTGACGCTACAGACAACTCGTGGAAAGACGAATTTGCTTTGGTTGTTTTGCTTTTACCAGCAATACTAGTCTTCATTCCGTCATTTACAGAGTATGTACGGACAGGCTTTGAAGTACTCAACACTTTGCCTGATTGGTATCAGTATCTTTTATTTATAGCTGTAAGTAGCTCGTTTGGAATTAAAGGTGTAGGACAAGCAATGAAACTAATGGGGAAGAAATAACATGGCAAAGAAGAAAAGTGGTTCTAAACCAAAAAATGCTGCACTCTACTCCAGAGTAAAATCAGAAGCAAAAAAGAAATTTAAGGTCTATCCTTCTGCGTATGCAAATGCTTGGCTTGTACGAACCTACAAGAAACGTGGTGGCACTTACGCATGAGTTTAACCAAATGGTTTAAAGAAGATTGGCGTGATGTTAAGACAGGCAAGAAATGTGGTCGTTCTGGTAAAGACAAAAAGAAAAGACCCTATCCTGCATGTAGACCAAAAGCAGTGGCTGGTAGAATAACTAAAGCTGAAGCTAAGAAGAAAACAGGACCTAAAGCAGTCAAGTGGTCTGTCACTGCATCAGGTAGAAAACGTAAGACAACAAGGAAAAAAGCATGAAGTACGATCGTGATGAACTAGTTAAGATGATAGCTATCCACGAAGGAATAGTTCTGAATGTCTACCAAGATCATCTTGGCATAGATACGGTGGGCATAGGTCGTAACTTAGAGGACAGAGGTATCACAGATGGCGAGCTTTCCTACATAAATAAAACTATGGATGATATCTACGACAACGGTCTTACAGAAGAAGAAGCCTACTATCTCTGTATGAACGACATAGCTATTGTAGAAAAAGAGTTACTTGCCAATAAACCAATTGTAAATCAACTTAACGATGTACGACAAATGGTACTTATTGACATGGCATTTAATATGGGTGTTCCTCGTCTTATGAAATTTGTAAACATGTGGTTGGCGATAGAAAAAGTTAATTACCCTCTTGCTTGTGAGGAGATGATCGATTCTAGATGGGCAAGTCAGGTAGGAAACCGTGCAATGAAATTATCTTTAGCAATGAAGAATGGAGAGTGGATTTGACCGAAGAGAAGAAATGTGACACCTGTGAATGTTACGAATGTGATACTGAAGAGTGTAATTGTGATTGTCACAAGGAGGTACTAGGAGTACCCGTGTGATTGAGTTTGTGCTTGTGTTTATGATGGGATTAAGAGTAGTAGACCAAACACAAACTTTCCAAAATTTAAATAGATGTTTGTACTTCGCAGAGAGATTACACAAACAACCTTCAATACCCCAAAAGGAAGGACCTAACTTACAGATAACTGCGTATTGTAAACCTATAAGGAAAAGATAATGGACCCCGTGACTATATCGCTGGCTGTAGGCGTTGCAAGTAAAGCATTTAGTGCTATAAAACAAGGATTCGCAGTTGGGCGAGATATAGAGCAGATGTCAGGAGACATTGGTCGCTGGATGGGAGCAGTATCAGATGTTGACAATGCAGAAAAACAAGCTAAAAACCCACCTTTGTTTGGTAAGCTGTTTAAAGCTGGTTCTATTGAAGAGGCGGCAATGGCTGCATACGCTGCAAAAAAGAAACTTGAGGAACAAAGATACGAACTCAAGATGTTTCTAAATCTTACTCACGGTCCTCAAGCGTACAATGAATTATTGCAGATGGAAGGTCAGATAAGAAAACAAAGACAAGAAACTATATATAAACAACAGCAACTTAGAAGACAAGTAGGCGAAGGTATAGGTTGGGTATTTTTAATTTTAGTTATGGGTGGATTTTTACTGTTACTAGCAAGTGTATTTTCTAGTAAAGCCTATGGAGATGGTTATACCTACAAATCTAAAAAATATACAAAACAGCAAAAGATACATCAAGGCATACTTAAAAAGAACGTATATGTTACTTGCCGATTAAAAAAACAAAAAGTTGTTAAAGATAAAATGGCTTGTATATACGAAGGTGCTAATAAAACATACGAGCTAGAATTTGCAGATGTTCGAGTGGGTTGCCCTAGACAATATAAATGTATACACAATCCTAATT